AACAGGTGGAAGTAGGCCTGCGCGCCGAACGCCGCCGAGGCCAGCGTGTCCAGCGAGTTGGCCGGCCCGGCCGCCGTGGCGGCGCCGTCGACCCGCCGCCCCGGGGTCAGCTGCGTGCCCCACTCCAGGCCGAACCCGTTCGCCTGGGCCGACACGCCGAACGTCAGCGACCCGTCGGTGCCGCGGGTCGGGTCATAGTTCACCTGCTTGCCCGTCAGCGACGCGGCGTCGCCCCCGGCCTGCGGCTGGCGGAAGTAGGAGCAGATCACGTCCGCGGCCGGCAGCGCCGACAGCTTCGCGTGAGTCAGCCCCGCACCCGGGCTGAAGTAGGACGTGAAGTCCATCCCGCCATCCCGCACGCCGCCCTGCCGCGCGAAACCGAGATTGTTAATGGCGGTCATGTCCAGCGCCGCCGGGCCGCCGCTGATCTTCCCCAGCGCCTGGATGTCACCCGACACGTCCGTGCCGTCGATGTAGTAGTTATCCCCCAGCCCGGAGCCTTTCGCCATTTATGCCACCTGCGTCCAGAGGTCATTGATGATGACGGGCAGAGTCACGACCATCACGCGGTACAGCTTCCGGTCAATGTCCAGGTAGCCTGCCTGGGCTTTCAGCGGCTCGCCGTGCGCGCCGAGCAGGTCGACGTCGCGGACGGTCCCGCCGAGGGTGAAGTGCCCGGAGTACTCGCCGATCAGCGTCACGGCCGCGGTGAGGATCAGCCCGTCGATGTCATCCTGCGGCTCCTGCAGCATCGGCGCCATGATCCGGACGTGGAACGCGACCCGGCCCGACGTGGCGGCCAGGCCGGACGCGTCGGGCAGCGGCTCGATCACGTCCGCCCAGATCGAGCACGTCAGGCCGTTGCCCGGCGCGCCCTTCGGCTCGTGCTGGGCCACCCGGTCAAACAGGCCGAGGGTCAGTGCGTGGCTGACGACCTGATCGCGCAGGGCCTTCACGGCGGCGGCGTCGAAGTTGCTCACCAGTGACGCAGCTCCTCCGCCTGCTCGCTGCGATTCATCGCTTGCCTCCCATCTGCCGCAGGTAATACTCCTCGAGCCTTTTCTGCGCGACGTCCTTGAAGGTGCGCCGCAGCCTTTGCCTGGTCCGCCGCCACAGGTGATAGCCCTTGAACGGGGTGGAGTCGTTGCGCCTGGAGGCACCTTCCAGCCAGGGGCCGTAGATGACGGGATCGGTGATCAGCACGTCGTTATACCGGATGACCCGCGTGGTGATCTGCGACTGGTAATAGCCGGTGCTCTGCCCGGACTTGTCCATCACGATGGCGTCCAGCTCGCGGACGCCCATGTCGGCGACGTCCTTTTTCGTCTCGTCGAGCCAGTCGCGGATGATGCTGTCAATGCGGCCGTCGAACAGCGGGCCGCTGACGTCGACGTTGATCCGGGACTTCACCATCAGACCGTCCTCCGCCTCGACTTGCGGCCGAACGCCGACACGCACCGGGCCCGCAGGTCCGCCAGCCCGGCCCCGGAGGCCTGCCGGACGTTATCGCCCGACCCGACCGTCCGCGCGTAGCCGCTCGACTCCTGCAGGAACAGGTTGATCGCCTCGGCCACGCTCAGCTCCCAGACGAGGCCGGGATTGACGTGCACGGCGGCGGGGCTGGCGATGAGGTGCGTCGCCGCGGTCGTGCCCAGCGCGCCCCGCATCACCGTCAGGAGCCGCGGCGCGAAGATCGTCGCGCCGGCGTGGGTGGCCAGGACGGTGCCGTCCCACGCCCGCTTCACGGTCAGCACGTTCCCGGCGATATCGACGACCCGCATCCGCTCCGAGTCGAGCAGCAGCACCTCGCCCACGGCGTACTTCGTGGCGTCGGTCACGGTCAGCGCCACGTCAGACGCCACCGCCGTGGCCGCCCCGGCGCCCTGCTGCGACTGCCCCGTGGTGATCATCGCCGTGTCGGTGACCAGCATCCGCTCCGAGTCGACCAGCAGCGACGACCCTGCGCCGGCCCGCGAGCCGTCGGTCACGGCCAGCGCGGTGCCCGTCGTGTCCGCCATCGCCGCGGCGAGCGCGCCGGCCGGCGCGGTGTCGGCGCGGAACCCGAACACGCCCGTCGCCGCGATCGCGTGCTGCGGCGTCGAGCCGGCCGTCCACGCGGCCGCGGCGGACCGGTTCAGGTCGATGCGGGTGAACGGCGGCCCCTCGTTGGCCGGCTCCAGGAAGAACTGGCCCGCGGGGATGGCGACCCCGCCGGAGACCAGGGCGCTGATCGAGATGGCCTCGTGCTGGTTCAGCCACAGCCGCCAGGGATAGGGCCGCGACCTGTCCGGCCAGTCGAACACGCGGGTCCCGGCCGACGGGAAGAACTTCCGGTTGCACAGGGTCTCAACCGAGTCGCGGGCACCGGCCAGCGCGCGGTCAACCTGGTCATTGACCCGCGCCGACTCCTTGATGTCGAGCGCGGTCTTGACCTCGCCGCGGGTGCAGTAGCACACGCCAGTGATCGTCATTCCCGGTTCTCCTGTGCCCTTTCTTTCCTGGCCGTGCACCCTCAGGTGCAGGGAGAAGCTGTGAAGTTGTGGCCCTACATGCCGGCCATGGCGGCCGGGTCCCAGTCCTGCGGGTACCGGAAGTCACCCATCCGGCAGGCCAGCGTCCCGTCCGGGCCCTCCTCGAGCGGCGTGCCGTCGAACGGGCACGCCCGCGGCGGCTGCCCGGCCCAGAACTCGCGTTCCTGCCTGTCCTGGGCGACGATGGACCGCAGCTGCTCCCACGACATGGGTCAGTCGCCCTCCGGGTGCTCAGTGTCCCACTGCGCCAGCGCCGCGGCCAGGTCCGCCTTCACCAGGCCGCCGTAGGAGACGCCGCGCTCGCGGGCCAGGTCCCGCAGCACGGTCACCGGGTAGGACCCGTAGTCCGGCGGCCCGTCCTCGTCGTCGGGACCGGGGAACGCGGGCGAGCTCGCGGGCGCCGGCGGCTCAGGGCCGGCCTCCGCCTCGGCCTCCGGCTCGGCCGGCTCATCCGGCTCCGGGACGTCCTCGGCCGGCGCGCCGGGGCCGACCAGGCGCACGCCGTCCGGCAGGTCATCAGGCACCTCCTGGCCCTCGGCCAGGTACTGCGTGGCGCCGCCCTCCGCGCTTGCCTTCGCCATGACCACTCCTCCTTCGCTGTAGCCGGTCTCGCCGCACTGCGGGCACGCGGCCAGTCCGACCGCGTAGGTGGTCCTGCACAGCGTGCACCGCCACGACGACATGACTAGACCGCCACCACCGACGCGGCGTCGTCCAGCGCCACCCACGTCAGCACCCACCGCAGCGCGCCGGTCTGCGTCGCCGACCCGGTGAGCGTGAGCGCGCCGGGGCTGACCGCGATGGGGGCCGGCTTCAGCAGCACCGTGGACGCATTCACGCCGACCTGCAGCGCCGCGCCGGCGGTCGCGCCGAGCGACACCATCGTGCCGACCTCCAGGGATGCGAGGGCACCCGAGGCGGCCAGCGCCGCCGGGGCCGACGAGCCCGCGCCCTCCGCCGGCGTCAGGCCGACCGTCAGGCCGCAGACCGTGGCCGACATGACCGTGCTGACCACGCCGACCAGCGACACGACCAGGATCTTCCCGCCGGAGATCGTGAAGATCGTCTGCGGCGACAGCGCCACGGTCGGCACGACCTGGCCGGAGTGGATCGTGTTGAAGCCGAGCGACGCGTTGCGGATCTGCCTGTTCAGCGCGGGGGTAGGCATCAGAGCACCGCCGACCGGAGGCTCTCAGGCGCCCGCCGCACGTCCAGGCTGTGCAGCACGAACAGCATCGTCGCCGTCGCATGGGTCACGTCCAGGTAGGTGAACCCGTCCGACATGCTGACCCCGGCCACCTCGAAGTACGTCAGGCCGCCGTTGATCGACGGGACCGTCGACGCCGCCGCCTGAGTGATCGGGGCCAGCCACGCGGTAGGAGCAGAGGCGGCAGCCTGCGTCCAGTACCGGGTGACCACGGCGAGGGCCTGCTCCGTGCCACCCGTCGCGGCGTTGCACTCGTTCAGGGTCAGGTTGGAGACGGCGCTCGCGCCGACCATGAGGATGCCGACCTGATCGCAGTCGCGCATGTTGAACCGGTTCTTCGCGGTCGTGACCGACACGCCGAGGTTGAACAGCCGCCCGAGCCCGAGCATCTGTGACATTGCCTGTTCGCCTGGCCTTTCTGCGGTATCTGACCCCCGCGTGGTTGACGGGCTTAGGTGCGCGTGCCGGACAGCTGCACGAATGCGGAAAGCGTGTTCCCGCCGTTCTTCGGGGTGAGCGGCGACTGCAGCCAGGGGCGCCCGTCCACCCGCTCGATGATCTTGTAGGCAATCTTGTCGGTCGAGAACGCGAAGTGCGGCGACGCCGACGCCGTGATCGCCTGCCGGTCGCCGATCAGGTAGAACGACGGGTCAATGAAGCTGATGTCACCCGTGGTGCCCAGCGCCGGGCACTTCTCGGTGAAGTACACCGGCCTTCCGTAGATGGTCGCCGGCGGGGCGCCGATCACGCCGTTGTTCATCCACACGGGCGTGCTGTTGGTCAGCGCGCCCTGCACCGCCATCAGGGCCAGCTGGGGGAACGTGCCGATGTCGGCCAGCCAGATCGCGTTCATCAGCGAGCTCGGGAGCATCCGGGCGAACATGGCCGCCAGGTTGTCGACGATGATGGTGCCCGCGCCCTGCCCGGACACCGCGCCCGCGATCACCGCCGCCGGTGAGTTGATGAACCCGAGCGGCTCGCCGACGCCCGACCCGGCCATGAACCGGTAGTCCTCCTCGAACGCCAGCGCCTTCGGCAGCGCCTGGTCGATGAACGCGCCGAACGCCGGCGCGTCGGCAGGCAGCTCGGACGGGACCGTGCAGTAGCCCATCAGCTTCTTGGCATCCAGCTTGACCTGGGCGAACTTCGCGCTGGTCTCCGGCGGGGCGGTGGACTCGTCCACCCAGTAGGTCTGGATGCCGCCGAACACCGTCGAGGCGTGCGAGGTGTCATCGACGGCGGGCAGCGCCAGCGTCTGGCTTCCCATCGGGATCACGGTGGCCCGCGGCCGGACGATGCCGTTCTCCAGCGCCAGCATCAGCAGGTCGCTGCGGAACTCCTCCGGGATCAGGAACCCGCCGTCGGACGGCACGTCGGTGCCGAACGCATTCTGGACGGCCTTGCACTTGTCCAGGCGCACGTTCAGGTCGGCGGCGTCCCGGTACTGCCGGCCCGCGCCTTCCTGCGTGACCGCGCGGAAGAAATCGCCCATGGTCTCGAACATGCCGTTGAGCTGCGCGCCGGCGGCGGACCGGCTGTACAGCGACTGGTTGCGGATCACCGACCCGGGACCCGAGCCGGGACCGCCCGCGGACGGCCGGCCGCTGGCGGAAAGGCCCGGCAGCGGCACCTTCGGCACCGCCGACTCCTTCAGGAACTCCGCCATCACCACCTGCATCTGCTCGCGCTGCTGCGCCGCCAGCTCGGCATCCTTCGCATTGCGGAGATCGGCGTGCTTGGCCAGGAACGCCTTCAGCGCCGCGCTGTCCGAGAAGACTGCCTTGACCTTTGCCGGGTCGTGGAGCAGTTCCTCCAGGCCCTCGGAGGTATCCGGGATGGTGATGGTGTCGGTCACTTCGTCGCCTCCTTAAAGGCCTCAAGGTCCAGCTGGTCGAGCCAGCTGAGGTCATCCGGGGCCGCGGCGCCGTCGTCAGGGGCCGGGGCAGACCACGCGGTGAAGATGGACCGGTCCCACTTGCTGTCCGGCGCGTCACCCCCGGCACCGGGCCGCCCGGCCATCGCGTCGGCGAGACCCGCGTCGACGGCCTCGGCCGCGGTGTACCAGGACTCCCAGCCCTGCTGCCCGTCGCCGCGCATCGCGGCCCGCCACTCCGCCGCGGTCTTCCCGGCGTGCGCGGCGTAGATGCCCGCGATGGAATCAGAGACCTTGGCCAGCACCCGCGCGGTGTCGAGCATGTCGGCCTCGTTGCCCATGCACATGCCCATGGCGTCGTGGATCATCATCATCGACCCCGGCGACACCAGCCGCGTCTTCCCCGCCATCGCGATCGTCGACGCCGCCGACGCGGCCAGCCCGTCGACGACGGTGGTCACGCCTGACTGGCGGCTGGCGAGCGCGTTGTAAATCGTCAGCCCGTCGAACGCGTCGCCCCCTGGCGAGTTGATGTGCACCTCGACGTCGCCCTCGATGCCTGCCAGCTCAGCGACGAACTCCTCCGCGGTGATCCCCCACCAGGAGATCTCGTCGAAGATGTTCACCTGCGCGGGGGATCAC